GGGCATCAGGTTTTGGAATACGCATAGGAAATATTCCAGATTCAAGATCTTTTTGTCGAATGAATAATACACTATATTCAGGGTTAAAATTATCTTGATATAATTTGGTGCCATTTTTAAGTGTGTGGGTTTTCCATAATCGGGGGATCATAGATATTTTGACCCCTAAATTTTCTAATGTTGTAAACTTACCATTATAAAGTTCATCTATAATTTTATCGGCTTCAATCCTTAAATCTTTATCCTTAACTCCTTCAATTATAAGTTTTTGACCAATTTCATAAAGTCTGTTAGGAATGTTTTTTGGAATAGGCATACTATATAAACCCTTTAGTCTAAGACCCCAACCCGTAAATTCTTTAGGAAATAATTTATAAAGGCTTTCTTTAAATGTAGATGATTGTAAAATTAAACCTATAACCCCTAATATATTTTCATTCCCCATAAAGCGTAAAGTTGCATGTGTACCTGTTATAACGGAATCCCGAAAGAATTTTGAAAACATTTTTTTATTTGTTTGTATTAATCTACCCACAAGTAAAAATGAAGTAGGTTTTTCTATTTTAGGATATTCACCAATTTCAGCCACGAATTCTTTATGTATTATATATTCATGACTTCCTGAAGGAGCATTAGGGGAGGGTATTCTCATAGGAAATGTACCTGCTCTAAGATCTTTTTGGCGTATAAAAGAAACACTATATTCAGGATTAAAATTATCTTGATATATTCTTTTACCTGATTTAAAAGTAATTGCTTTATTGAAACCAGGAACTAATGATATTTTAATTCCTAAGTCTTTTATTGTAGTAAAATTATTATTTACATTATTCTGTATTCCTTTTCTACTCTTATCAAAAGATATAACACTAATCTTTACCGCAACATCTTTAAAGCCACTTGTATTGTATTCCTCTTTAATACATGAATAAAAGTCCTCACCAAGTATTTTTCTACTTTGAACCTTTCTGGAATCTACAGCTGTACTACTAACCATAAAGATGCCTAAAGATAATCCACTATTTATTTGTTGTTTAAATATTTTGGCGAGATAATTATAGTCATTGCCTTTATTAAAGGGGTAATTCCCATAAACTATCATCTTACTTAAGTCTAAACTATCGGTTGTAAGCTCAGAGGGCTGTACTTTAATATGTATAACTTCACCAAATAAGTCCTCTGTATGTAAATCAAAAACTTGTTGAGCATATGATCTCATTTGCGGATCAATGTCAGCCGTTATAAATTGATTTTCTAAAATCTTTCGTGTTTTATCTTTACCATATTTTTTAAATAATAATGTAATGACGGCACTTGCGATGACGCCTGAACCTACGCAAGGTTCGTAGATAGTAAAATCTTGATGTTTATCAAATAGATCAACCACTAACTCAGCTATCTTAACATCGTGGGGGGGTTCAGTAATAAATTGTCCTAACTTGTAACGCTCAACTCTGGTTTCAGGGCTGAATACCCTTAAATGGATTGCTTTTATTTTATCAGTGTTACTCATTATTTCTTCCCAAAAACTTTTTAATTTCTACTAACCTTGTAGGATTTAATACTCTTGTTTTTCCTTGTTTAATAAGATAAGGATCTTTACAAATTTTGTAACCTTCAGTAAACCAATTTAGTACTACACTCTTTTGTTCTACACAATAAATGGCGAAATTTTCTTTTGTAATATCATCTTCACATATTGAACCATTGTTGAGAGTATATCTTAATATTTGTTCAAGGATAGTAGAATACTTCATAGGCAATTCCTTTTCAAGTTTAGCTTTAATACCCTTTTCAATATTACGATTCCGTATTCTCCAATCAGTTAAGATATCATCTACCATAGACCAATAAAAATTCCTAACAAGTAAAAGACCTGAGAATGTCTTACCAACTTCTAACATAGGTGGCATAATAATTTCTTGATGATAAGGATATAATGCCCCAAAAACCGCATGTCCTTCAAGATTAAGTTCAAACCATTGTTTGAGTCTACTTCGCCAAATAATTATATCTTCTTTAGTTAATTCATTTGGAGGATAGTTATAAGTATAATCTTCATTCTCCCAAGGAATAAGTGTAAGAGGCTCACTCAATATGATTAATGATATCTCCTTTGCTTCGTGTAATGATACCAATTTAGGACAAGTTTTCCTAATACTATCTTGACTTGGATGAACTGATTTACAAGGTACAAATACAATCGGCTTATTTTTTAAAGGTTTATAAGGCATAACTATATCGGTAAACCACGCAGTAGGCATCCTGTCTGTAAATTTATGACTTTTTTTCATTTACCTTCTATTCCGTTTTGCGCGATATTTTCTAATCATACTTTTGCCGTGAGAGGATTGTCTGTACTTTTGATTGTACTCTCGTATATGTTGGGCATTTTTCTTCCGCCACTCAGCTGTTTTGGCAGCAATTTCTTTTCTTCTTCTTTGATTATATTTTTTCATATATTCTTTATGACGAACATTATTATTGTTAGCCTCTTTCACAAAGTCATTGCGGTTGTAAATCTTGCGTAATAACTTTCTACGCTCATCAATGTGAATTTGTAATAACCGACGATTTACTTCGATCAATTGATATAATATAGCCAGACTCTCAGGTATATGTGTCATTATTTATAATCCTTACCATACCATTCTTTGTAAGCCTTTTTATAAGCTTCGTGAGCTTCAACAGCTGTAGTAAAGAGCCCTAAATAATATTTGTCTCGATTTATTGTTATATGAGCCTCATACCCATTACCATTTTTATAAACACCCCTATATCCTGACTTACCTAAAGGAAATGATTTACAATACCTCTGTTTTCTTTTAGGCATACTTTGATTTTCTTTATATGATGCCCATTTTAAATTACTAAGTCGATTATTAGTTTTAGTCTCGTCAATATGAGAGGCATTACAACCTTTGGGACATTCACCTACAAATGTTAATAAGACTAAGCGGTGTACATCATAGCGTTTAAAAATACCTTTATCATCTGTTAAACTAACGTGTATATAACCAACATTGTTTTTTATAAGAGTCATTAAACGAGGTGTTTTTACTAATCTACCTCCTATACATCCTCTTTTTACCCAGCTTCTTACCCTACCTAAAGAACTTACTTCATATCTACTTTCATATCCTTTTATAGGTTTCCAAATTTCAAATGCTAAATTTTTCATTCTTTATTCCAATCTAAAAAGTTAACTTCTAATGAATAAGTTCCCAATACATCATTTACAACACCTATACCTGCAGTATATTTGGCTTTCTTAATGGTAAATTTATTCCAGGCTTGTCCTGAATTACCTGAAGTAAGAACAACTAAGGTACAGGTTCCAGTAACATAATAAATGTCATCTTTTTGAACAATATTATAAACATTATCAAACTTAATGGTGTAAGATACATCAGTACTATCAATTACCATTTGATGGGCATAATTAATTAGTTCGGTGTTTAAGATGGTTCTATTATTTGTAGGACCAGTTAAAGTGTTTGAACATCCTGCAAACAGGGCTATCAAAACTACTGCGGTTAAAACTACTACTAAATTTCTCATTTTCTTTTCTCCTTTAAAAATCAAAATCGTTAAATTCATTACTTTCTATCATTTCAATGATATTCTTATCTGCTTTTGCATTCTCATAAAGATCAGCAGCTTCTTTAAGGGTAGTACAACGACCTATAAAATGTTGTACGCCGTTAAGGGTAATGTTGACATAATATTTGTCAAATATTTTTGTTACCCCATCGTCGAGTTGATTAATTTTTTTACTCATTTTCTTTCTCCTCAATTGTTTGTACGCCGATTAATTCCTCGGCCAGTTTTTTGAATTCCTCTAATTTTTTGACCCTTTCTTTTAATTCAGTAATTTTATTTTTAAGATTTCTAATCTGCCGAACCTGGGCATTCGTTAACATTGTTTGTAAATCTTTTGAAGGATCTTGCCAACTTCTATAATTGACTATGTTACTGATAACTGCTTGAGTTACTCCAAATTCATCTGCTAAATCTTGTTGACGATCCCCTTCTGCATATTTTTGACGAATTGAGTTAACTTGGAATTGATTCAATTTTTGTTTGTTGTTAGTTGAATTTTTTACTATCATTTTAAATCTCCTGTATTGATTTATTTTACTTTCATTATATAATACATATAAAAATATAAATTAGGACATTTATTCGTATAATGATTTTTATTCGTATGATGTAATAAGATTAATAAAGAATACTTTTTATTAATTATATTTCTTTTTCTTATTATTTTATATAATATTTTCTTTATTAATATATATATAGTTATACCTATATTTTTGACCAATGGTCGAATACTAATATTTGTCCTCATATTGTACTGAGGTCTAAAGACCTGCCGATAAGAAAAGAACCGGATAATCATTTTATTACTTTTTTGATTGAACTTATATGATAACTATAAGGTTGACCATCAAGTGTTCTATAAACGTGAATTCTTATCTTAGCTTTAATCCCATAAAATTTAGTAAGCCTACTATCTAAGGATACTGAGCCGTGATAATTGAAAGTTCTAAATGTTTTTGAATTTAATGGTCGACCTAAAAGTTTTTCGACGAATTGAGTTAATCGTCTTTCATTTTTAGTTCCATTACGAAAGAACGCTCTGGGTGTAAGACCATAGACATGTAGACCTTTATATTTACCTGCAATTATTTTCCAGTGCCATTGAAAAGACTCAAAATCAATTGAATGTTTTTCATCAGGACTGATAGGACTGATACTTTCTAAAACTGCTGTAAAATACCCACCCTTAGGAATAACTAACTTCCCGAACTGACTGAATGTAGTAGAAGGAGTAATTAAATGCTTTACAACCTCAGTCTTTTTAACTACATTGCTATTAAAAACTTTCATTCCATACCTCCGAAATGTTTATTTAATTGTTCTTCGTTAAAAATAATATAGTTCCAAAAAACAAAAAATGTACATTTATTTTAAATAAAATAAAAATAATTTAATATTTTTTTAAAAAAGGAACTATATTATATGTAGCTGATTATTAAAACAGGATTATGGAGAATAGCTAATGCAAAAAAAATTAAAAAAAGAGCCAACCAACTTATTTTATAGATTAAATAAATTGGCCACTGGTTTAAAGTATGATGATAACAAAAACATATTTACAGGTCAAGTATCTGTAGACAAAAGGAAAATTAAAGTGGATATACCTAAAGACTTATTATTCGATAACGATGTGCTCAAGGAGTGTAAAGGGGGCAATTTTGACCAATTTTATATCGAATTTCGCAATGCTTTATGTCAAAAAGCACTAAAAAACGAAGAAAATCGGTTAAAAACGCGAAATAATGATAATAATGAAGATGAAGAAAATTTGGGATGGGATGATGATGAGTAAAGAAATTTGGAAACCTATAAAAGGGTTTGAGGGTAGATATGAAGTTAGTTCTTTTGGGAATGTTAGAAGTTATGTAAAGTGGGGATGTAAAGGGGATTTACTCACCAAACCGCGTTTAAAGGTACTTACAATACATAAAGGCACGGGGTATAAAGAGGTAAACTTACGGGATAGTAATGGTAATAAAAAAGTATTACAAGTACATAAATTAGTTTTAGAGGCCTTTATTGGTGAATGTCCTCCTGGTTGTAATGCTTCTCATATTGACGAGACTAAAACTAACAATCATATTGAAAATCTTAAGTGGGCTTCCTATAAAGAAAATATGAATATGCCTAAAAGACTACAACGCTTTATTAAGGGCAGACCTTTAAGTAAGACTGGGTTTAGGGGTGTTGTTAAAATAGATGATAGATATAGGGCGCAGATTACAATAAATAAGGATAGATATTACTTAGGTACTTTTAATACAGTTATTGAAGCTCACGAAGCCTATAAAAAGGCTTACAAAGAATGGTATGGACAGGATTATAGATAATGAGTAGAAATAATTACTGGACTCTAATACACAAGAAATATGCTATAATGCGCTTGGGTCAGTATGTTTCATATGCTTTAGTACTTAAAGAATTGAAAGACCCTTTAATAGGTAAGCGTTATGGGTTTACCCCATTACCCCCGGAATATAATTATGTATCATTTTGGGGGCGACTACAGAATGAGAAGGTTCAAAATAAGATCTCGAAGGCCAAAGATAAGTATAGACGAATGTTAGAAAAGACCCTTCCAATTACGAACGATCAAATAAAGTTTGAGGAATTACAGAAAATAATTGACGATCCTAATTCTACTGACAAAGATAAGATGCACGCTATTGAACTGACCCACAAAATACAACAGACCAAAAACTGGCAGGACTCTGCTAAGGCGAGTAATATAACTGTTCAAATGATTGAAAATATAATTGCCTCTGAGGATGTAAAGGATGAATAAGCCGTCGGCCGAAAAGATTAAGAATGTTTTAGATAAGCTTAAAGTTAATAATCCTGTTTATTATAATGCCATAAAATATCATAAGACCTCAGATACTGGTCAGGTTATGGTATTTAATAATCGACCAGAGGCTATCTGGGTATATAAAGTAATACATAAATATCATAATGTAGTAATACAAAAATGCTCTCAGGTAGGTATGACTGAGATGCTGTTTAACTTAATGATGTATTACTTAAAACAAGGACTCCGTACAATGTTTTTAGTACGGGATGATGGATGGAGGCATGTTTATGTACAGGACAGGGTTAATGGTTTAATTAAGTATGTACCTTATTATAAAAATAATCATTCATTAGATCCTACTGATCCCAAGTCGACTAAGTTAAAAAGATTCTTTAATACTACAGTCCGCTTCGCCGGCGTCCGTAATGCGGCTAACTTATTCAGTACGCCAGCTCAAGTTATAATCGTCGATGAGTTCGACCTTTGTAATCAGGAGAATTTAGTTTTTGCTGATGATCGTACTGGATGGAAAACACACGAGAATCAAGATGACCCGTACACTGTTAAGATAGGTAATCCTACAATTGAGAACTGGGGAATAAATAAAGAACTTAAAAAAGTCGACCAGTATTACTGGCACGCGGAGTGCGATCATTGTGGCCATCAACAAAGGATGGAATGGACTACGCACTTCGTCGAGAAGGACGATTCGAGTAAATCAGGGTGGAAGCTTAAAGATCCTAAGGGGAATCCTGTATGTACTAATTGTAATAAATCTTTTAATCGTAGAGGTAAGGGTCATTATAAGTTAGTTAATAAGGGGGACAAAGAAAGTTCAATAGGAATACATATAGATAAATTAAGATGGGATGTTAGTAAGAACGCAATTAAAAAGTTATTTATTAAGTGGGAAGAAGCTCAAACCAGTATAATAGCAAAGGAACACTTTTATAATCAAGAATTAGGCTTACCTTATGAGGCTGGTGAACATAGGATAACCAAGACTATGTTGTTAGAGTGCGCTGTTAATGGTCCTCTACAAATGATTAAACCTGACGAATTAAAAGCAAATACTTATGTAGGGGTAGATGGGGTTAAACATAAAGCAGCAGCTGAAAGCCTTGTTACTGTAGTAGCAGGATTAGATCAAGGTCATTCAAAAGGTAATCATTTAAATATATCTATTGTAACCGATAAGGGTGTAAGACATAAAATATTTATCGGTCGAGTTTTTTCATTAAAAGAGTTTGAACAAAAACTTGACGATTATAATGTATCTACTTGTGTAATCGACGCAGCCGGAGGCGGATTCGGGTACAATGAACTACGAGACCTTTGTAGCCGTAGGCCTGGTCAGGTATACCTTTGTAGGTACAGAGCTAAAAGTAAAACTGAAGCAATGTATAAGATAGATGAGGATCATTCATTAATAAGTGCTAACAGGACTGATAGCCTTGATGGTTCATTCGATGCCTATAAAAATAAAAAAGTAATACTGCCCCAGAATTACGCTGATATAGATGGGGGTCAATTTGTAGAACAAATGGTCGAGTCCGTACGAACTAAAGAGGTTGATAAGAATAATACAATAATAGGGGTCTGGAAAAATACAGGGCCCGATGATTATAGGCACTCAGACAACTATGAATATATAGCGCAGTGTGTAGCAGGATATAGTAATGCTGATGTATATGAAGGTGAAGAATCGGGGGATCTTGATATAATTGATGATAATGCAGCGGACGACTATAATTGGGATGTCTTTCAGTAATAACGACTTACAAAGTATTTTCAAAAAAATAAAAATAAATTGACATTTTTGCAAAAAAGGAACTATATTATATGTAAGGTAGAACGGACCCTAAACCTTTTAATAGGTGGACTAAATGAATATATTTGATAAATTTAACAATTTTAATTATGATAATAAAAATTTGCCGAAAGGCAGTCTACGCCCTATTACCTCTGAAAGGCCTGAGAATCCTCTACAGCAAGAGGATTCCTGGGCCGGTTTTACTGGTAGTAATCTTTTAAATAGCCCCTGGCAATTAGCTAAGGTGGCTACTCAATATAGTAATAGTCATGTTGCAATATGTGTAAGCGTACTCGCCGATGCTGTAAGCCAATTACCTGCTGATATTATTAAAGTCGAGACTTCAAACGGCACCCGTACTGAAGTCGACGATAATAATCATCCAGCCAATTCAATGTTTAAAGCCCCTAACCCTGAAACAACTTGGTCGGACTTTATGACAGGTATTGTATCTTCATTACTTTTAGATGGTAATGCTTATATAGCAATAGATATTGTACCTGGTGGATATGAGCTTTATTTACAAGACCCTACATCCACTCAAGTAAATGTATCCAAAGATAATAAACGAATCCTATCTTATGAGTTCGGTCCGTATGACACTCGTGTTGTGTACCCCCGTGAAAGAGTCATTCATATGCGTGAGCTTAATATTAAGAATCATTTAAAAGGTAAATCAAGATTAGATGCCTTACGAGAAGAACTTACGATGGACGAATACATTAAGCAGTACAACGCAAACTTCTTTAAGAACGGCGGTACAATAGGATGGATGTGGACTCCTGAAAAGTTCCTAAATAAAGAACAACATAAACAAATTCAAAGGGCAATAAGAAATAGTATTAGTGGGGTTACAAGAGCATTTAGTTTATTCATTAATAGATTCCCCGGTAAGCTTGAAACCCCTAATCAAAAACATAAAGACATTGCTTTTCTTGAACTGCTTAAATATATACGAGAAACTATTAACGGCGTATTTCACGTACCTCCGTATAAAGCGGGTGTATTAGAATATGCTAACTATGCAAACAGCACACAGCAGCAGGAATCCTTCTGGACTGACGGCGTCCTGCCCTTACTTCGTAGGATTCAAGACATTATAAATAAAGACTTCATCTGGAAGTACTACGACGAAAATCACGAACTTAAATTTAACTTAAGAGGTGTTAAAGCTCTACAGGGGAATCCAATTCAAAAGATGCAAGAGCTTACGGGATACAAAAAAGAAGGTATCCTTACTATTGATGAAGTTAGAGCCGAGATAGGCCGTGAGCCTTTAAATGCTGATCAACAGAAAGCAAGTGCTACTGCTGATAAGTATGGTCAAGCTTTACAGGATTTCTTTGAAGCCCAAAAGGCTCGGGTATTCGAGAGCATTGATAAGATTACAATAAACGGATCCTTTAAGACTTACTTAGAGGTGGCTGACTTAAATGATATATTTAATATTAAGGACGAAAATAAAAGGCTTGAAAAGATGTTAAGTCCTCTATTACGCGGTACCGCCTTAACTGTAGGTAATGTTTATTTTGATTCATTATCAGAGGATCAAGTTTTTAATATGAACTCTGATAGTATTAAGACCTCATTAAATACATTAATATCTAAATACACTTCAATAAATGAGAAAACATTAAATGCCGTTGAACAATTAAAAGATGAAGCTATTATATCAGGCTGGGAAATTCGTGAATTAAAAAATAGAATAGCTGATACACTTTGTAGTACTAATGCTAAGAAAATAGGTAAAGAAATTGCAGATAATATTGTGAGGCGCGTAAGACAGGCAGCCGAGAAACAAGCTACACAGAATACGGAGGAAAATTAATGAAAAAACATAATAACCTACAACGATCCGCTAACATTAAATTTAACACTGATCAAGTATTCAAAGAAGGTAATGATATAATCGTTGAAGGTTGGGCTACTAAAGAAGGTGTCAATCTTAAAGGTAATAATGTACTATTGTCCTCCTACACCTGGGACGGCGCTTTTAAATATTTCGGCGATATGGTCTTAGCGTTCCACCGCCAGGATGTAGCATCCGTAGGTAAGATTGAAAGTTATGAAATTGTTGATACAGTTGATAATAAAGGATTAAAAGTAAGAGTACGCTTTTTCGGGGACAATAATCCTTTATTCTTACGGGACATTACTGAGGGCGTCCTTAATGGCTTCAGTATAGGATACAATGTATTAGAAGACCATTATGATGATGCGGGTAATTGGATCTTTGATAAGATTCAACTATATGAACTAAGTGTAGTTCATCTGGGGGCCAATCCTGAGGCGGTATTTCAAACAGTAATGGACGCTTTAATTGATAATAAAGAAACTAACAATGACAATAATAATAAAGAAACTAAAACCTTTACAACCATTAAGGAGAAAAAATTAATGAGTAAAGAACTTGAGTTCAATCAAAAGGACCTGGATAATCTTAAACCGACTCTTGATAGTCTTACTGAAGGTCAAAAGACTTTGGAAGAAAATGAAGCTGCTCGGACTAAGCTACTTAACCAGATCAATGATCAAATTAAAGACTATTCGGACGGCAAGCTTCCTGAAGGCATGCTGAAAGCCTTTATGGACAAGATTCGTCCTGACTTTGATCGTATTAATCAGGAGATCGCACAGGCTAAAGCAGTTTCAGCCACTAAAGCTGAACGCATTGATATTAGCACTAAAGATCTCAGGTCTTTAATCCGTGTAGGTTCTATGTCGGATAAAGATCAAAGAGCATGGACATTATTTAATGCTCGTGTTAATTATGACAGTATGGGTTCGACTGGTTCGCGCCTTATTCGTCTTAGAAACCTTCACGATACTGCATACATGCAGTATGTACAATCAAACGCAAGAGGCAATTTATCTAATTATTATCAGTCTGACCTCTATAAAACTTTTGAACGAGAAGTTCGTGCTTTTGATCCTATCCTTGCAGATGCTATGGCAGTAGGTAATACTGGTTATGGTGCTGAATGGAATCCGGAAAGATGGTCAGCTGAAGTTCAAGAGTATACCCGCGTTCAAGACGCCTGGGTTGCAAGACTTCCTCATTTTGAAAACATTGATAAACTTCCCAGTGTTAATGGTAGAGGCAAAGCCTTTATCTATGGTGAACCTACAACTGATGACTCCGCTCGTATGAAAGCCACTAAATATGCAACTGGTGTTACTACTCCTACCTACAAAACCTTCGGCGCTCTCGTTTATCAGTCTCAACTATTCAACGAGCGTTCGATCGTAGCTGCTATGCAGTTTACTCGTAATGAAATCGGTCGTATTTTAGCTGACGGCCGTTCACAAGCCTTTATTAATGGCGACTCTGATGGTACGCATATGGATACTGGCGATACTTTTGCATCTGATGATGTTGAAGTTGCTATTAATGGTTTACGGCGTTATGTCCAGGTCAATGGTACTTCAGTTGCTGCTGGCACCTCAGGTGTGTTAGCCAAGGCTGACCTCATTGATGCTTTCAGTAAACTTGGTAAGAAAGGTAATCCTTCTGAATGCTTTATTCTTGCTCCTGCACAGCTTCGTGCGACTATTTGGAATCTCGTAACTCCTATATCTGCTTTAGGCGATCAAGTCCTGACCTCCGGTATTATACCCCCGATCTTTGGAATGTCCACCTACTTTGATGGCGATTATCGTTCTAACTTAAACGCCTCCGGTATTTATGATGGTACTACTACTGATAGAAATTCATTACTTATCGTTCACGCCCCTTCATTCGGTGTCTTTGAAGAAAGACCTATTACACTTGAATTCGAAAAACAGATTACTAATCAACAGTGGGCTTTCGTTGGAACAGCTCGTTGGGCATTAGAACAGATTCGTACTGATGAATCTACTTCTGGTACTTACAGTGCTTCCGGCATTGTTGACCTTTAAGCCGATAATTAAACTAATTAAAGGAGAGTGTAAAAACTCTCCTTTACATAAGGAGATAGTCAATGACCTTCAATTCAAATGCTTTAACTAACCTTTATATGCTTGCTGAAAATCTCGGTGGATCAGGCATTAAAGATGCTCATAAATTAGTGGCAGCCAATAGTGGTAGTTATATACAGCATATTAATTCTGCCTCTGAGTGGATAGAAAATCAAATAGGTTTCCCACTATTCTCCGGATCATTACAAAATGAAAAGCGTTCTGGTAATAACAGTATGGTTATCTATACTGACCGAGGTATTGCTGGGATGGATGATATTACGGTTTATAGAGTTAGATATTATACAGGTCCTGAATTAACGGATTATTATGATATTGATACTGAAAACTGGAAGTGGGCTTATAATGCTGAAACTGGTCGTATTTATACAGTTGATGGTAATATATTTTTTAAGGATTCAGCAATAGATGAGAATTGGGAAATTCAATATTCATATGGACTACCTTTAACCAGTATACCTACCGACGGAGAAATTAAAAGTACTTCAGTACCTGCTGATTTACAGTGGGCTGTTGCAATGATAGTTAAAAGAAAAGAAAACCTTCCTACTCAAATGGGTGTAGTTTCAGGTACTTCAACTGATGGCCGTAATGTATCATATAATCCTGATTTTATACCTTCTGAAGTGTATGATATTATAAATAAATACAGGAGATACACTGATTAATGTTTTCTATTAAAATATTCCCAAGCAGACCTAAACATTTAGAACACGCGCGCCTTCATTTTAGTCATGAAATGAAAGAGGCTTTACTCGAAGCTGGTGATATGTTGCGCGAAGAAGCCGCCTCAGAAGCGCCTGTTAAAACAGGAGCCTTACGGCGTAGTCTTGAGTTTGTAGTTAAAAAATTACAACAAGGCTGGGCTTTATTTGTAGGTTCAGGTGTTAAATCTGGTAGATATGTACCATATGCAAGAATACAAGATATAGGTGGTAATACAGGACGCAATGGTTCAGTACATATTTCAGGTAATAGATACTTAACTGGTACAATAGAAAGAAGAAAACAAGCAGTAGATCATATAATAGATAAACATATACGGAGGCTGTTTAGATAATGGCTGATGCAAGACAAACATGGATAAATGAGCTTGTAGATGAAATACAAACAATACCTGAGGTAGTTGAGTCCTCTCGTCGTTTAAAATCAATAGTAGATGAGCAGTATAGTCAGCCATATGTAGGCATTCATATAGATGTAGATCAAATAAGAGTTAAAGATTCAACGCACGTACGCAAATTAAGTACTTGTACGCTGTATATATTAACAGCCGAGGATCAAGTAAGCTCTGAAAAAATGATTAAATTAATTAATGATAAAATAGAAACCCTAACACTGACTGGAGTTAAAAAGATTTGGGTTGATAGTATAAGAGGTCCTTATGTAGAGGACCCCAATAAAGACCCTTACGCAGCAATAGAAATAGATCTATCCGTTATATGGGTAGCATTAAGGAGCGCATACTAATGGCTCAACCTACATACAACGCTTTATATAAAGTGTATTCAGCCCTATCTTCAGGTAGTTTAGGGGTTAATGTTTATAATCATCATAAAGTTGCTGATTTAGATTTAAACGCAGTAACTGTAGGGGTTGTAAGTACTGGATTAGCTACTTTATCGGATAGTGGACAAACAAGTAACACATATATTAAAAATCATACAATTCGTATTTCAATTTATGGTCATACAGCGTGGATGGAACAGGATATTAATCATAATACCACTATTCAGTTGATGGACGATATTATGACCGTACTGATTGAAAATCAGGACCTCGGAGATCAATATCATATCAGCGGCTTTTCAAGTCCTACTTATGATGAAACATTTACCGAGACCGATACTCAAGGTGGTAGAGTAGATATTGAAGTACACGTAGTTGTTGGTTATACGAGGGCATAATGAAAGTTAAAGGATTAAAAAGAATACAAGATTTTATGGCCTATGATCTTGCGAATAAGTTCGATATTTCGATTGATACGGCCAAAGCATTGAAGCGTTTAGAAACTGTTGATGTTCCTAATGAAACCGCGCAAATATTCCTTGGCAACGACTGGGTTGATGCTGTAATAGAGGATAAACCTAAGAAACATAAAAAATCAAAGAAAACAATTGATTTAGATTTAGATGAACAAATAAACAATAATGATAAGGAGGAATAACCAATGGCTGGTGTTCCACAAATTGGATCGGAGATCCGTTACGCAATCAAAATGCAATCCGTCGTAGGTGAAACCCTTACTGCTACAGGTGCCCACGAGATTAATATTGATAAAATGACTACTCCAACTCCGGTAAAAGAAATAGCAATTCCTGCAAGTACAGGTGCTGCAGGCCCGACTGAGGACTCATTTATTTATTTAACCTCAGGATCAATCCTAGGATTAAGCCTTTCAGGACCTTTAGATGTGTACGACGACTTTATTTTAAGTCAGTGTCATTTCCAGAAAGCCTCTGAAGAAGCAACTGCCCCTTTTGCAAAGACATTTACCCCTTACACTACTCATCCTGCTGATACAGCGGTTAAAGTCTTTACTTTATGGGAATACTATCCTGCAACAGGTCAATGTCATGTATATCGCGACTGTGTAGTAGAAAATTACACTAATGAGGGTGATATTGATGGTGGAGACCTTGTAAAACGCAGTGTAGATATTAAAGCATTGAGAGTAGGATACACTGAAGATGTTGATGCAGCTCTTTCAAGCTGGGTTAATTCAGGTTCTGCGGCCGGTAATGAAGGCGGTGGCTATGTGCATGTTAATGATTTAACTGCTACTATCGACTTTGGAAGTGGCGCAGTAAGTGTTCCTTTAAAAGCTTTTTCTATTAAAACTGGATATGATAATGCAATAGGTAGTTATCCTGACGGCGCAGGTGGTTGGAATGGATATAATATTACTGGTCAAAATGGTGATTATTCGATTACTATTTTAAAGACTGATGATAATTATGTTGAAACAGCTCTTGCAAGCCTTAAAGCGGGTACGCCTATTGATATTACAATTGAAAAAGGTGATGGTACAGCATTTTTAAATTATAAAGATGTTGTACACGGTAAGATTGCAAGTCCTGACATTAAGAAAGATAATGCAGCCGCAATCCGCGCAACCTTTACTGGTAAGATAACTAAAGCTGATGCTTCATCTGATGCACGCAGTCATACTGTTGTTGATGGCGAGGATAGAGGCTTATAATAAACGCATATAAATACAGGAGATATAATTATGCAAAGACGATCAAATACGCCAGATGAATTTAAAACTACTATATTAGGAGAAACCTTCATTTTGAGGTCTTTCTCCTTATATAAGCGTAGATTAAAAGTAAAAGAACTGGGTGAACTACAAAGACACTTTCAGTCTACTGGCGATACAGCTGATTATGATGCTATCCTTAAGAAAGCAGCTGAGTTTATTATTAGAGTTGAGAATTATGAGGGTACACCCTTACAATTCTTTACTGATGAAGTAATGCGCAATGATGACCTCAGTCTTATTATAGATAGTGTATCTTTATACGGCATCCTTGATGAGCAAACATTAAAAAACTTGCACTCCTCGTCGGAATCAGATACCGAGGCAGCGGCGGGGAATGTACAGACGGATGCCGCCTCGGATCCAGAGCCTGCTTTAAAGGTAGATCAGCAACCGAAAAGTTAACAATTAAGTTTAGGGGTTTAACACTTCCCGATGTTAAAATTACTAAACACGAATGGCCGAAGCTTGTAAATATGATAAGGTCAGCCATTAACCAACCTGACCTTCCTGTGCGGGACGCCTTACATTACTACACTAACCTCTGTTTATCCTCAATCATTTCATATCAAGCTTTAAACCTCTTGAGGCAATACGATGATTTTAAAAGATTCAACATACAACTTAACTGGACGGAATTTAATCATTCCTTCCCCGACTATTTATATGAGGCTTTCTGTCAAATAGATTCAGAGCACAGGTACTATGAATACCTTGATAGAAATAAAAAATAATGTCAATAGATAAACACACAATACAAATAAATCAAACAGGAAATGCAAAAGAAGGCCTAAACGGAATTGCAGGAGCCTTCCCAGGTATTAGTTTAGCAGCTGTAGGAGCTGCAGGAGCTCTTGCGTTAGTAGCAGGTGGATTAAAATCAATCATTAGTAAGGCGGCTGAATCTCAAAAAGTGTGGATGTCTGTTGATGGTTCAATCAAAAGAGCAGGATTATCATTAGATAGTACCAGAAAAAAAATTCATGCATTTGCTTCTGAGATGCAAGATACAACGGGACAATCAGATGAAGATTTTGGTAATATGGTTGCCAACTTACTTGATAGAGGTATTGATCTTCAAACAGCATTTAAAACAGTAAGACTTTCTGCTGATATTGCTGCCGGCGGCCTGGATAGTATGTCTACAGCATTTAAACAAGTTGCAGATGCTGTAGGTAAAGGTAATGTTAGGGCTTTAACTAAGTACGGCATTACAGTTGATAAAACTAAATCAAAACAAGATCAACTTAATGATGCCTTAGCGCAGTTACAGAAAATGGTCGGCGGTAGAGCTAAAAGTATGGCCGATTCATTTGATGTTAAGTGGAAGGCAGTTAAACAAACATTTGGGGACACTGCTGAGATTATAGGTAATGATTTACTACCATTCTTAACCGATCTCGGATCAGCAGTAAATTCAACATTAAAAGACTTAAATTATTGGTTAGGTGGTTCACCCAGTACAGCGGATGTAATGGATGATAGTGCTCGTAGTACATATAACATGGAAATAAAGGTAACTGACCTTAATCAAGCATTCGCCGACGGTAAGATTACAGTTGATCAATATAAAGAAGGTATTTCTAATCTACAGAAAACCGCAGGTAATGTAAAACCAGGTTTAGATGAACTTGAGAAAAAAGATTCTAAAGCAGCCAAAAAATTAAAAAGAATGTTATTTGATTTATCGGAAGGTGTAAAAGATGGTACAATAAAATATTCCGATGCATTAAAATTGGCAAAGAAAGCAACAGCAGAATACGCAAATAGTCTTCATACAGATACTAAAGAAGGAATTGATGCTCTTGATAAGTGGGATGATTCTATAAAGAAATACGAAGAACATGCGGCGAAAATGAAATTACTTAATAAAAGTCTTGCTGGAATGCATATAACCCCTCCTAAAGCTCCTGTCATTCCTGGACCTGAAATGCCTAAGTTTGATCCTGCACAGGAATCTAAGGAATTAGATGATTCAAATGCGCTCTACATAAAAAAAGAAAAAGAAAAAAATGCTAAGCTTACAGAATTACAAAAGGAACAATTAAAAAAGAAAGAAGAATCCCGGCAGCAAGATATATACAATACAATAGAATACAACCGAGAAAAATATTCAGTTCTTGTTGATGGTTTAGGTGAAGTAGGCGATGAATTAAATACATTCCTTACAGATAACTTAGGATTATTCGGCGATACAGCTAATAATATCTTTCAAAGCGTAGGCGCCACAATGATTAGTAGTTTAAGTACTAAAGCATTAGATAGGTTTACTGATAAATTATTAGCAGGCCAGAATGCATTCGGAGGCCTTAGTAAAATTATGAGTGGATTTTCAGCAGGTAGTAAGAGTGTAGTTAAATCTACATTAAATATAGTTGCAGCTTTAGGTAAAGAAATTTTTCAGGTAGCAAAGTTAATAGGTAAATATATTGCACTTGCTGCCGTTCAAGCTGCAAAAGCAGTATCTCATATACCTGTAATAGGTGTACCTCTTGCGATCGCCGCCGCGGCAGCTGTAGTAGCGGGCTTAGGTAAGATTGTAGGGGCTTTCGATGATCCCGCTAACGATATAGTCGCCGAGAAGTGGGGTATAGACGCAGGCAATAACTTTGTTAAAGGCTTCCGTAAAGCTACGGCAGCACCTCAATTTGGGGAAATGGCTGTAGGGGCTTTACAACAGGGGTTTGATTATAATAGCGGAGGTTCAACTTATAATTCTACTAATAGTAATCATTTAACTTTTGTAATTCAAAGCGGGGCTACACTTGATGAAGCGGCCGCCGATAAAATATTAAATAAACTTCCTAAAATATTGAAAGATAATAACCTTGACCTCGGAGAGCTCAGTTATTATGACATACAAAGAGGATAAAACATGGCAAATAAGATAAAATTATTCAGTTTACAAGCTCACAGATATATTGAACCTATAAGTGTAAACTGGGCAGCAAAAGATGATATGTACAATCTTGTAGATTGGAGGCTAACAACTAAATGTATAGCCACTTCAACTGCTGAACAAGTATATGTTTTCGACCGGTATCCTCAAGATGAGGCGAATTATCAAGCAGGTAATGGTAAGGCTTCAGGTTCAACTGAGTGGGATACAGGGGGTATTATGATAGGTAATTATGCTGAAACTGATTGGTCAGCTGCTTCTATAGCCTTATTATCAAATGATAGTCCTACAGATCCAGGAGGTACTCAACATACAACCCCAATAGAAAATAATAATGGTCCTTTCTTTGCATACAAAGAACTTAACAATGATTTATCTAAAAGATACATTATTGTTAAGATATACAATTCGCCCGTGCCTATTAAAGTTTCTCATTTTTTATTTATGAAAGAACACGAACTAACTATTAGGCCTCAATATTCATTAGATGTAACATATGATTATGATACCGCTTCGCAAAAGCTTTAGGCAATGATGAAGTCGTATCTTTAAGGTCTCAAAATCCAATACAAATATTAAAAAGAAACTTCACGATTTTAGGGGGCTCTACAGTTAGTAGTGTAATAGAATGGTTTAAAGAGGGCGCAGGTAATGCGAGATTTGTAGTGTATTTAGAAAATGTAGATACAATAACCGACGCGTATGTTTGTAGATTAAATAATTCTCAACTAAAGATAGAACAAAAACAACACGAATTATATATTACAGGATTAATACTAAAAACAGTTCCTTATTATGAATCAGGAGAGGACTGGTAATGATTACAGAGCCTACAAGATTTACAGCCAATAAACATAAAGGCGACTTTATGGGGGTAGTCTTTCAAATAGTTAAAGACGGTAAGAATTATTTGTTAGGTAATTTTGCAGCCGATATTACTGAAGGTACAATTCATAATTGTTTAATTAATGATGATTGGAATTATAAAGCCAAGGGTAATCGAGTAACAAAGAAATTTTCACGCCAAAAAGCGGGTGCAAAGTTTGCAAATCAGTATACTATTGAAGGTAATACTTTAAATAAATTATTTAGCCCTGGTTTAAATTGCGCAATGTGGTTGTTTACAACCCGTAATATATCAGGATTAGCAGACGGAATACGGAGGTTTAGTGGATCAATTGATAATACAAACCCTCGAGATCGGGATGTATTTACTTTAAGTGCTATCGACGGTAGTCCTGAATATCTTGATTATAAATTATTAAATGAGAAACTGACCGATAATTATACTAAAGTACCTAAAAGAAATAAACTCGCAAGATCATACTGGCACTTCGGTACCCGTAAATATCCAGGTAGATATTTTAAGGCTTTAAGATATATGCCTGGAGGCTTTTGGGATGTCTCAAAGAAAGATATGAATAATATTTCAGCTTTATATATTACAATTATAAAAGATAAAGATCCTATTAGAGTAGATACCTTCGGTGTTAATAATGTTTATACGGCTCCAAATCATACGACCGTTAGACATGATCCTACTATACATAATAATCAATCAAGTTATAGCGCAACTGAGTTTTATTCTGTAAATGATAATTTAGAACCCCCCTTTAATTTAGGTGCGCACGGGTATGCTGACTTTTATAAGCCTACGGCCTACCCTGAGTGTGCTTTTGATGGCAGCCAAAAAACAATTAACGGGCAGTATCAAGGGGGTGCTTTTACTACAATGGCTCAAATAGGTGGATATGATCTTTATCCTATTGCAGGCACAGGTATTAAATCATCTTTAGTTACTATTGTATGGGAAATTAATGATGCTGATGATTTACAAGAACGATTTACATCATCTAAACTTAAAGCAACTCTATGGCCACAGTGGACTAACTTTAGAATAAGTCAGGCCTTAAAAAATATAGGTTGGACTGAAAATACTGACGGATCATTAACTGCCCCTTCAGTTCCTTATCCTTATGTAGAATCTAAATTTAGTGCTCGGTGGGGTCTTATTACAGATCCTGGTAATAAAGATGAATTTCCTGCAGAACCTGGACACGCATGGCTTAATGGTTGGGGGCATACTGAAAATGGTTATGGAGTTAGTGGTCCTTTCAGTACATCATCAACTTGGTCTACACCAATATCTCCTACAACTGTATTAACCCCTGCTGATATAAAAACTACCCCTACTCGTAGTTATGCTTTAGGTTTAAAGGTAGGTTATTATAAAGGCTCTTACGCATCTGAAGCAGATCCCCCTTATTATGATACAGACCCTTTACTGGTTTTAGGTAATATTGTACTTGTAATGCAGGTTGTAGTTACACCTGAGGATACCGATGAGGACACCGGATGGCTTGCGCCCTACGCCTATGTACAAGGAGCAGGTATGTCTTATCCTTCGTGGATTACAGCACCTAACTGGAGTGCCACAAGAGGTAGGCCTGAAGAAGGTTATGTAATAGATAATTCAGCCTGGATTGCGGCCGCAATGATTATTGAAGGTCCTCAAGGTGGTACTTTTGATTCATCTATTTTTGATACTCAAAGCTTTTTAAATGCTCAAATAAATGTACTTAAAACGAGCTACTCAGTATTAGATGAAAATGAAACCCCTCGTATAGCAATACAAAAATTAGGGGCTGAATCATATTGGGCGCCTGCTTGGTTAGGACAAGGAAAATTAAGATTAAAAACATTTAGAAACTTGGGACTTTATTGGCCACCAGTATTAAACGAACCCTTTAAGATTTACTGGGAAGATATTGTTAATGGTCAAGTTAAACAAGATAAAACTCCGGATGAATATATTGTAAATGAAATAAACTTTAAATACAATTATAATGTTGCAACCGATAAGTATGAAAAAGAAGTTACCGTTGGTAATGCAGCCTCTCAAGCAGTTTATGGTAAAAGAATTACTGATATAAAGCTTAAAACTATTAATGACGGCGGAGATAATGCGCCACTCATTAATAATTCAGTCGCAATGTTGGCCACTCATTTAATTGATTATGATGATGATGAAGGTGTTAGTGTTAATGATGGCTTCCTTGCGAGACGCCATAACACTCATAATCTTACATTAAGAGGGTTTAAATTTGCGTCAGCCGAAATTTTTGATGAAGTAGTTTTTGATAATACTTCAATGCAGGCTCACGGATTTGAATGTCCTGATGAAGATACTTGGTCGAATACATATACTGATAAGTACCACGATGTAGAGGCAATTAGTATAAATAAGAATGGGGTTGAATTGACTGTATGGCAACTACCCAGATATAGAAACTTATTTGATCTTAAAGGTGTAAGATTATTTTCATCGAGGTTAACATAATGGCTACATATTCAGGAAACATGCACGGACTACCTACCGGAACCTTTAGATTTGAGATAACATTATATAATGATCCTGCGCCTGAAGTAGTTGATCTTAACGCAGTTCCTCATTATAGCGGCAGCCTAACTTCAGATGGTTTATGGCTTGAAAGTAATACAGCCCCTACAAGTACTACACTATCGGGATCATACCCTGCACTTATAGACGGAGATTATTATACCCCAGCAGTATCAGGTTCAAATAATTCATCTATCGGCATAGATTTAGGGGCTCAATATGAGATATATGGTATGAAAATTGTAGATGATGGTACAGCAGGTTTAGGTATTGCTTATTTTTCAGGTTCTCACGATACTGTATCAGCCTATTATAGTAATGATAATTCGTCGTGGACTTTAATTAAAACTATCTCACCAGCTCAAAGAGTTTCCGGATCATATGGGTATGAAGTATTTGTATGGTGGGAAGATGATCCTGTAACTGCTCAATATATACAATTACACTTCCCGAGAGGGTTCTTATATAGTGCTGAATCAAAGCCTTTAATAATAACTGAATCCGTTGCGTTTGCACAAACTGCTGTTAATAATTCATCGGGTTTAGTTAGGCGTATTTATAGTAATTCTATAGGTAAACTGTCTATTGATGGTTCTCAACAAACTGGATCGGTTTCCGGTTCAGCCGATATTACATTTCAAAATAAAAATATTTCATAAATAGGACATAAAAATGTCAACAACAAGACTTCCTTACATACATTCAAACATAGATAAAGCTATTAACATAAGATTTACAGGTGCTCGTACTCTTTCTACAGACTCAGCCGAATTACAATTAAGAGTAGAAGGTGTTGAGTATGCCTCCGGTTCAATAGGTATGACTGAATATGTGCCTACTGAATATTCAGGATCATTATCAGGATCGTGGATGGATAGCCTTATTGATGGTAAACAATATTATGTTATTCCAGAATTAATATTTGTAGGACCTTCAGGCTCTCAAGCATTTGCGTACGATTTTAGTATGAGAGGTGAATCCGATCAATCTTATTATGTAGGTTCAGGATCAGCTGGTGGCGATGTTTATGTAGGCCCTAACAATTCAAGTCCTGGTGATCCTTCAATATTTTTCTACAATGGTGGGGATAATCAATGGACATCTATTAGATATGATCCAGATGCTTTTGGTGGTGTAGCTGGAGCAATTGCATTTGATTCTGATATTTATATGGAAGGGGCTTCATCAATCTATAATCTACCTGATCCAGTAATGCCTACTGAAGCAGCCAATAAAGAATATGTTGATGCTCAAGTTACTGGCACTTTACAAGATTTACAAAGTGTTACTGATGTAGGTAGAGTTACTACAAATGATATTACCGCTAAAGCTTACTACAGTGCAGGTAATATTTATATTAATTATGCTGGACCGGACGCCAATTCTTATTTATATTTTTGGGCTAACAGTTCAATAACGGGTGCTTATTTAATGTATGATAATACAGAGGATGCATTTCATTTTAGCGGGGATTTAGTGGTTGAAGGCTTGTTAAATATGAGTACTCATCAAATTAATGATGTTGCAGATCCTACCGCAGCTCAAGATGCTGCAACTAAAAATTATGTTGATACTCACGCAGGCACTCAAGACCTTCAAAGTGTAACTGATGTAGGTAACACTACTACAAATGATATTACAGTCGGTAATATTATGGTTAACAAGGGGATTTATGTTAATTATGACGGGCCCGAAGGGCGTTCATACATTTATTTTTATGATGGAGGATCACCTTCAAGTAAATATTTAAGATGGGATGATTCAAATAGTAGGTTTGATTTTAATTATGACCTTTATGTAACTGGAAATATAACTGCAACCGGTGAAGTAAAAGGTAATACTTTAAGAGCATCATTTGCAGGTCCAGGTATTGTAGCTTATTTAGGTAATGATGCCACTATTAACGATTTGAATATTCAAAATACTTTAGGCCTTCAAGGTACTTCTGATTCTACTAAAGGCAGTTTAAAGTTAGGTTCAGCAGGTGGAACTATTAGTGGATACAATGGCAAGATAGGAATAAATACAACAACTCCGGCGACTACCCTTGATGTTAATGGATTTATTACTATGACTGGATATAACTCAAATGCAAATTCTAAGGTCCGGGGCGATTTTAGATGTACTGATAGAATTTTTATCAACTCTGAAGGCCCAGATGGGCAGGGAACTTTATTCTTTTATGAAGGTTCTGAAGGCGGAAGATGGTTAATTTGGGATCATACAAATAGTAAGTTTGAATTTAATGATAAATTACATGTTTTGGGGAGTATTTCATCATATGGTAATATGTACATTAATTGGGACGGCCCCGACACTGATTCTTATTTATATTTTTATGATGGAAGTTCTCCTACTGGTCAATATTTAACTTGGTCAAATACTGCAAGTAGGTTTGAATCCAGTACTGATTTTTATTCAGCAGGCTACCTTGAAGCTGAAA